ACTCGAACCGGCCTGCCATGGGCTACCTCCGCAGCTGCAGGGCGTTGACCACTGCAAGGCCCGCCGGGTTGACCGGGTTCACGTCGACAACCGCCCACTGCACACCATTGGCCTCGACGAACGTGTCGCCGCGGACGGGCTGCACGC